CTACATATCGGGGTGTCAAGTACAACACTGACAAACCCGTCCAGGAATCGCGTGCCTGGAAAAACATTGTGATTCAAGAGCACCACGATAAATTCACATATCGTGGCAAGGAGTACACCTGGAAAGGTGGAAAAGATGTCTGAGTTGGTTCTGATCCAACGCCTGCTTCGTCAACAGAAGAAGGAAAAGGAGATGGACAAGTTCATCTTCCGTCAGGCACACAAAGCTGAAAAAATCGCATAAAAAAAGGGGGCCTTTCGGCCCCTTTTTGTTTGTTCTGGGGATCCAGCACTCTAGAAAGAGTACTTGACTCCGAGTTTACCACCATATCCGTTGTCTGCGCCATCAACGCCAGTGGCAAGCGACAGCTCACCATAGACATTGACCTGCTCGGTCAGATCGACGCCAGCGCCTGCTTTTGCGCTAAAAACGACCTCGGTTGAACCACCATTCGGTGTCTGCACCTGAGGTCCTCCTTGAATGTAATAGGAGGCATTGCCGGTAGCACCTTCGTAACCGACGTGCAGGTCAGTTGCGGCACCGTTTGATTCAGAACCGGTCCAACCAGCATTTGTTTCTGCGTTCAGATATGGGCCAGCAATAGCGCCAGCGGGAGCAAGGGCAAGGACGGCAGCAGCCGCAGCAATGGACTTGTACATGGAAATAGGGGGCAGGTGAAACGTGGTTACCCCACGACCTACATACTACCGAGTTTTCGAGGAAGCCTTGTATAAGGAGGTACGGTTGTCATGAATCCAGAAAAACAACACAAGAAATTATTCGACCTACAGACCAAAGCAGCATTGTCTGATACCAGAGAAATGGCCAAGAAAATATTAAAAAAATATGAAAAAGCGTTGGCGAAGCTCGCAAGAGCGAGCCAGCTCTGAGGCTCGGAAATCTAGACTAGGGATATTCTCGTTATGGCTAGTCCGCTACTGGCTTATTACAATGGGCGGATTAAGGCCACGACGCAGGGAACCGTAAGTATCGTCAATGGCCGTCCAGTGGCCTCAGGAGGCACTGTTTATGTTGTTAAATGTTATATCAAGCGTATGCAATATACGGGCGTTACAAGCGGCTCTAAGCCGCTTCCTCTTGAGTCTCAACTCGAAGGAAGAATGTTGCCTGGTGCCAGTGGTGATCAGTTCTACTACCGTGGATTTGCATTGCAAAAAGCACCTCTAGGTAATGGTAATTGGCTTGGTGATCTGAGTGGATTGACGTTTACGGATATCACTGCACAAGAGTCATTCCTACTACCAGGCACTGAGGTTGAATTCAAGTTTGGTAATGACCCTGACATGTTTGCAACTGTGCAACGTTCTAGCGGTCAATTTGGTGGTGATGGGATTGATGAGATCCTGTATCCAGCACTTGGTGGCGTAGAGATACAACTGACGGCTTCAGAGGTTATTTCCTAATGAATCTTGGCCTCAAGATTACTGGCTTGACGGAAGTCAAGAAGATGTTGAATGACAACAAGAAAACAATTACTGATGCAGTAAAAGGGTTAGACAATACTGATCTGAAACTGTCGTTTCCAAATATTGGCCTAGATCTAGACCTCAGTGAATTTAGCCAGGCGAATCGGCCACTGATTGAAATCCAGAAAGGGATCAAAAAAGCACATATGAAAGCAGTCAAATCAATGGCTGCAGAATTTAGCAAGGCGCTAGACGATGCGATGGAGAGTAATGTGTGGGACTGGAAAGGTGATACAAGGGATATTATTGATACTGGCGAGCTAAAAAATAGCAAAAAAGTTATCGTCGATTCTGACGGCGATATTCATGTTTTTTACGGCACCGACTACGCTGCTATTGTCCATTATGGTGGATATTTTTACCCATACGGCAATGAAAATGCAAAAACGTTTTACCCCGGCAGACCTTGGGTTAAGTCATTAATCGAAGGGGGCGGACCGATAGATCAATTTGATTTTAATACCATTTATGGGATTCTTTTTGTCAGTGAACTCACAAAGCTAATCAGTTAGGTATCCTAGCTCGCTTATTTGCGACTATGGCGAAATTACCGTTTGTTGTTGCACCGAAGGTTAAGACCTCCAAGGTACGTCTAGGTACAGAAGAGACCGGCATCATTGAGATTGAAAAGCGTGGATATCTGTCAGTAGCTGAAAAAAGCTTTGTTGATTCTGTCCTGCAGCAAAGTGATGGCGTTACGCAGATTGTTAAGTTAGCAAGTCAGATCGCTAGAAACCGTAAGATCTCTGTTGAAACTGCTTATACGCAAGTTGTAGCTGCAATTAGCGCTGAAAAGAAGACCAAGGCTCAAGAAGAAATTGCTGGTGAATACGCAGGTGAGATTAGCGAAATTCAAGCTGGAATGATTGAATCGATGGGTCGCAAGTCGATTGCGTGTACGACTATTTTGATTCAGTCCAGAATCGACTCGGATTGGACAATTGAAGATACGATGACGCTTCAACCGGAGCTGTTGGAAGAATTTGCTCGTTTTTACGATTCGGAAGAGGCCAAGGAAGATTTTGAGCCGACTGAAATTGATAGCGAAAAAGAGGCTGCTGAAATTGTGGGAAAGTAAAGTCTGGTACATGGAATCAGGTAGTCCCATTTGATAAAGTTTTCTGGGAATTAAAAGGAGCTTTCCCTGGTGACTTGGAATTTAGCGTAGATAGGTATTACAACTTACCTTATGAATATGTTTTAGAGGCATATGATCATGCGTTGAAGCAAAAGCAGCGAAAGCTGCATGAACTCGAATCGCCTATTGCATTGTTAACGTCGCTGACGGCAAATATAAACAGAGATAGCAAAAAACAAAAGAAGCCTTACAAGATGAACGATTTTTTCTTGTTCGAGCCGAGCGAAGACAGGAACATTCCGACTGGGACATATGGCGCTGCGGCGATGAAGTTAATCGAGATCGATCAATTCCCGTCTTGGGCGTTGTTTGTTTACAAGGATCTATCAGCAAGTTCAAATGGCGCACCACCAAGTCTTCTTGCTTTTATTCACGAAGAAGCAATACTGTTGGCACCTATCGTCAAAGGTGATCTCGCTACGGGCATGTTAATCTGCACCGAAAAAGCTTACAAAAAGACACTGGAAATGAAGTCACCTTGCGGGGAGGTAATCAGTGTAGATATACCTCCCTTAAAAGGTGCTTATGTTGCCATTGAGGATATCGAGCTAGAACTTAACTAGCTTTGT